AGAAGGAGATGAACTTGGCCACAGTTGCAATAACCAAGTCAAGGATTGGTAAAGATGGCATTGTATTTGAGAATTGCAAGTTTGATAATGAAATGCTTGAAATTGACACAGACACAACAGCAACATTTTTAGGATTTGAAGAACAACAAGTGGAACGTAAGAAAGAAAGGATTAAGGAATTATTGGTTAAGAAAAATAGCAATGATAATTTTTTATAAAAAATTGATTTTATAATCAAAATTGGATACTTTTATTTTATGGTTTCATATTTATCTTAACCAATAAAAAAAATATATGAAGAACATTTTTGAAAAGAGGGTAAATATTTTACCTTATGAATACCCATCCTTATTGTCATATAAGGATGCAATTAGACATGCTTACTGGTTGCACAGTGAATTCAATTTCACAACTGATATTGATGATTATAAAACAAAAGTATCAAATACAGAGAGAGAAGTAATCAAGAGAGCAATGTTAGCTATTGCACAAATTGAGGTGAATGTCAAAACATTCTGGGCTGATCTTTACAAAAGAATGCCAATAACTGAAATTGGGGATGTTGGTATGACATTTTCTGAAAGTGAAGTGCGTCACAAGGATGCTTATGCACAATTATTAAGAATTCTTGGGTTAGAAGATGAATTTAAAACTGTTATTGAAATCCCAGCCATAAAGAACAGAATCAATTACTTAACAAAATATTTGGATGGAACTAGGAGCAAAGAGAATAAAATGTACACAAAATCTATATTATTATTTTCATTGTTTATTGAACATGTAAGTTTGTTTAGTCAATTTCTAATTATGATGTCCTTTAATAAGGAAAAGAATTTATTCAAGGGTATTTCAAATGTGGTTGAGGCTACCTCAAAAGAGGAAGAAATTCATGGCAATTTTGGATCAGAACTTATCAATATTATTAAGCAAGAAAATCCAGAATGGTTTGATGAAGAGTTTGAAGCACTGGTTGTATCAGCTTGCAAGAAAGCATATGCTGCTGAATGTGGAATATTGGATTGGATATTTGAGAATGGTGAATTAACTTTCTTATCAAAAGAAACAATTAAACAATTCATTCAAAATAGATTTAATAATTCACTAAATAGAATTGGAATGAAGTCAGTATTTGATGTTGATTTTACAGAGATTGAAAAAACATTATGGTTTGATGTGGAGATTTTATCAACAAAGGAGGGAGATTTCTTCTATAAGAAACAAATTGATTATAATAAAAAGAGCAAGAGCATAACAGAAGATGATTTATTTTAAAAATTTAAAAAAATGAATAAAGAAAAATATTATTGGCTAAATAATGAGAGCAGGCTTTTCTTGTCAAGGGGTTATATTAATGAAACCCCCGAGCAAAGAATAAAAGATATTGCAAATAAAGCAGAAGAATATTTAAAAATTGATGGGTTTGCTACCAAGTTTGAAGACTATATGGCAAGGGGTTTTTATAGCCTATCAACACCTGTATGGATTAATTTTGGTAAGGAGAAAGGATTGCCAATATCTTGTTATGGTTCCAATATTGATGATACTTTAGACAGTATTTTAAATGCTGGAAGGGAGATTGGAATGATGTCAAAATATGGTGGTGGAACAAGTGCCTATCTTGGTAATATTAGGGCTAGGGGTAGCAAGATTTCAACAGGGGGTACAGCAGATGGTCCAGTTCACTATGCAAGGGTTTACGACACGGTAGTTGATGTATGTAAGCAATCAGAAGCAAGGAGGGGTGCATGTGCAGTTTGGCTACCAATTGAACATGATGATATTTTGGAGTTCTTGGATATTGGAACAGAAGGCAATCCAATCCAGAATTTGCAATATGGTGTTACTGTTACAGATAACTGGATTAATGATATGAAAGGTGGAGACCCCCAGAAAAGGAAGATATGGGCAAAGGTTATTCAAAGACGTAATGAGTTTGGTTTTCCATATATTATGTTCAAAGATAATTCAAACAATAACACAACACCATACAAAGAATTGGGTATGGAAATAACAGCAAGTAACCTGTGTTCGGAGATTCAATTATTTACAGATTCAAACAACTCTTTTGTTTGTTGCTTGGGTTCATTAAATTTGGTTCATTGGGATGAGATTAAAAATAGTGATGCAATTGAGATTTATGTTATGTTTTTGAATGCAGTTATGGATGAATTTATTCTTAAATCTGGTAAGATGGCAGGAATGAAGAGGGCTAATAGATTTGCATCACAACATAGAGCAATTGGTTTAGGTGTTATGGGATATCATTCATTATTCCAATCAAAATTAGTTCCATTTGAATCTTTGATGGCAAAACAATTAAATAATCAAATTTTCAAAATAATTAAGGAAAAATCAGATGCAACATCAAGATATTTGTTTGAGGAAAAAGGTTACAAGTCATTAAGAGATGGTTATGCAAATACAACATTAATTGCCATAGCACCAACCAAATCAAGTTCATTCATTCATGGTCAAGTTAGCATGGGTATTGAGCCAATAAAATCAAATTATTTTATTAAAGATTTGGCAAAATCAAAAACAATTTATAAGAACCCATATCTTGAAATTGAATTGGAAAAATATGGATTGAATACACCAGAAATATGGGAGAGTATTTTGAAGAAGGATGGATCAGTTCAGCATCTGGATTTTCCAACCAAGGAGGTGTTTAAATCATTTATTGAAATATCACCAAAAGAACTTATATTACAAGCAGCACAGAGGCAGAAATATATTGACCAATCACAATCACTTAATTTGATGATACATCCATCAGTCCCAGCAAAAGATATAAATCAGTTATATTTATATGCTCATGAGGAGGGTGTTAAGACTTTGTATTATCAGTTTAGCCAAAGTTCAGCACAATCATTTGCAAGGAATATAAATGAATGTGTGAGCTGCGAAGCATAGATTCAATTTGTTAAATAAAAAACCCCCAAACATCCTATTAAATTAGATTTTGGGGGTTTTTAATAGTGGTTGATTTAAACTTACTTTCCACTCAATGTGTCATAAATACGCTCAAGTTTTTTTACATCAGCTTCACTAAATGCAAAATTACTATTATCAAATTTATCTTTCATTGATGAAAGTTTATCTATAATTTTATTAACCATAGATATTGCTTTTTTGCCAGTTTTTGCTTTACCTTCTCTATGATAATCCATAAAGTGACCTTCACTTTCTTTTTGTTCAGCAATTCTTTTAACTAGTTTTTCCAAACCACTTTCTGTTAGCCTTAATGTTTTCATAGTTTTTTTTTTATAAATATACAATAACTTAAAATAGTTTACAAATTTGTGAAAAAGATATATTTATAATTAAATAGATTTTAATGGCTGAAGGTTTTACATATGGTGTTGATTTTCCTTTTGATACTTCACCTAAAGGTGATGGTTTAAAAATGACAGAATATGTGTCAGAAGAAGTAAGGGCATCTTTGTTACACTTATTATTAACTAGAAAAGGTAGTAGATATTATCTTCCAGATTTTGGCACAAGATTATATGAGTTTTTATTTGACCCATTGGATGTTGTTTCTTTTGATGTTATTGAAGATGATATTAGAGTTTCTGTTAATAAATATATACCTAATTTGGTCTTAAATAATATAACAATTGAACCAATTATGCAAAGTGATGAAGTTCAATCAAGTAAATTAGATACAAATGAAATGGGATCTAGTTCTGTGGATAGGATATATAGGTCACCAGGTAAGGGTACATATGAAAATACAGCAAGAATAAAAATAGAATACACAACAACAAATAGCACTTTTGCTGGGAGTGATTTTGTAATTATAAATATATAATATGGCAGACAAGAAAATATCTTATGGAGTTAGGGATTTCCAAGGAATTAGGGGGGAATTAATAAATTATGTAAAAACATATTACCCTAATTTAATAAATGATTTTAATGATGCATCCATATTTTCTGTTTTTCTGGATTTGAATGCAGCAGTTGCAGATAATTTGCATTATCATATTGATAGGAGTTTGCAAGAGACAGTTCTGCAATATGCTCAACAAAAGTCATCCATATACAATATAGCAAAGACATATGGATTAAAAATACCAGGGCAAAGACCTTCTATTACTTTGTGTGATTTTTCAATAACTGTTCCTGTATTTGGGGATAAGCCTGATATTAGATATGCTGGATTGTTACAGAGAGGTGCACAAGTAATTGGTAATGGTGTTATATTTGAAACATTGAATGATATTGATTTTTCATCTGATTATGATACACAAGGTAATAAAAATAGAACTGTAATACCAAATAGATTAAATAATATTATTATAAATTATACATTAACAAAAAGAGAACCAGTTATAAATGGTGTAACAAAAGTTTTCAAACGTGTAATAACATCATCAGATATTAAACCATTCTTTGAATTATTTTTACCAGAGAAAAATGTTTTGGGAATAACAAGTGTTTTATTAAAGAATGGTCAGATTGGAACAATCCCACCTAATTCTGATTTTTTAAGTGAAAATGACAGGTGGTATGAGGTTGATTCATTGGCAGAGGATAGGGTTTTTATAATTGATACAACAAAAGATACAAGCAATGCCGGAATTAAAGTTGGTAAATATATACAAACAGAAAATAGATTTATTAGTGAATACACACCAGAAGGATTTAAAAAACTAACATTTGGTAGTGGTGTGAATACAGCAATGGAGCAATTAAATAATTTTACATTAAATGGACAATCCCCAACCTTAGAGAATATATTGAATAATTTTTCATTAGGTAGAACATTGAGACCAAATACAACATTATTTATACAATATAGAGTTGGTGGTGGTGTTAATACAAACTTAGGACCAAATACATTAACACAAATTGGTTCTAATAACTTTGTAATTAATGCTGGCAATTCAGCACAAGAAGCAGCAGTTGCCAATTCACTAAGGGTTAACAATTTATTTCCAGCAATAGGTGGTGCTGGATTACCAAGTGTTGAAGAAGTTAGGAATTTTGTGTCTTATAATTTTGCAGCACAGAAAAGAGCAGTTACAATTAGAGACTATGAATCCATCATACGTAATATGCCACCTGAATTTGGTGCACCAGCAAAGGTGGCAATTCAAGAGAAAGATAATAAAGTTGAAATATTATTGTTATCATATGATATAAGTGGAAAATTAATTAGTGATAATTCAAAATATTTAGCAGATAATATTGCCAATTATTTATCCAATTATAGAATGTTGAATGATTATATTGTGGTCACATCTGCAAAAGTTATTGATATTAGTATTGATGTTAGTGTTGTTTTATCAGCAGGTTTTGCATCAAAAGATGTTATTAACAATATAATTACAATAATAAATACTTATTTTTCACCTCAAAAAATGCAATTAGGTACAAATGTTAATTTATCTGAATTAAAAAGCACAATACAAACATTGAATGGAGTTGTTGCAATAAGTGAGATGGTAGTTAAGAATGAAATTGGGGGTGATTATTCAGGTGGGGAAACATCAATGAAGTATTCCAATCAAGAACAAAAGATAATACAGCCTGTTGATGATACAATATATGCACAACCATCAGAAATTTATCATATAAGGTATCCAGAAAAAGATATTAGAGTTAAAGCCAAATTGGCTACAGGTATGACAATTGGTTAAGTTATTTATTTTAAACCAAATATTGTTATTATAAATAATGAACAATAAAATATTTATATAAACAAATGGTTTAAATGGACAATTCTTTTAGAATAAAAACAGAAATTGGTAAAGATAAAGTAGTAAATTTTGAGTTAAAACAAGACTTTGAATTTTTAGAAATATTATCTTTTAAAGTTAGGCAATCAGACATTTTCTCATTAAATTGTTCTGACTATGGTGTTGTTACAGGCAGGGTTACAGCAAATACAGGATTTGGATTACCAAATGCAAAGGTTTCAATTTTCATACCAATAAGTGATGAAGATACAAATAATGAGGTCATAAATTCTATTTATCCATATAAGAATGTAAAAGATACAAATGAAGATGGATACAGATATAATTTATTGCCTTATGAAGAATCTTATTTTGGACATGTGCCAACTGGTACATTTCCATCATTGAATGATGTATTATTTAACACAGTAGCCATTGAAGTTTTTGACAAGTATTATAAGTACACAGTTAAAACAAATTCAAGTGGTGATTATATGATATTTGGTGTACCACTTGGGGGTCAAGTTGTTTTTATGGATCTTGATTTATCTGATATGGGTGAGTTCTCATTAACACCAGAGGATATTATAAGAATGGGTTTGGCTACAAGAGACCAATTGAAAGATGGCAAATTTAAGGCATCTACAGATTTGCAGACATTACCACAAATTGTTTCATTAACAAAACCAGTTGATATATCCCCATTGTGGGGTGATGAGGAAACTTGTAATCCTGCAATAAATAGGGTTGATTTTGATTTAAGAGATGATGCAAATATTGATTTACAACCAACTGCTGTATTCATTGGATCCATAATATCAACAACAGATAAGTTAGCAACCAAAATAAATTGTAACACCCCAAACAAGCAAGGTGAATTATGTAATTTAATTGCAAACACCGGACAAATTCTGGCAATTAGGCAGACTTTAGAATTGGATAAAAAAGATAAACCTATCTTGGAGCAGTATGAAATAGAAGGTGGGGGTTATGTGATTGATGATAATGGTGCTTGGATTGTGGATATACCAATGAATTTGGATTATGTTATCACAGATGAGAATGGGGAACAAATTATAACAAATGATAAGACAAGGGGAATCCCAACTAAGGGGAAATATAGGTTTAAGGTTAAGTGGGAGCAGTCAGATGAATTAAATAAGTCAACAAAAAGGGCAACATATTTATTGCCTAATATTAAGGAGTATGGGTGGAGAAGTTTGAATCCAACAGAAGACCCAATTAATAACACAAGTAGCCCAACTATTATTGAAGAACTTAGGGGTTCATATTATTTTGGTCTTGATTGGGATGGGTATGCAAATCAAGATGATGCAATTAAATGTGAGGATACATTTTATGAATTTAATTATAATAGAGTTTATACTGTAAGTAATTTAATAAACAACCATCCAATAAAAGGTATATCTGATGATATATGTGATGCTAGGGTTAATAAGTTCCCAACAAATGATGGGATTAAACATCCAACATTTCTTGGTTTTATTATAAATTATTTTAATTTTTTCATATCACTTATAACCACATCTATTTTATTACCATTGGTTGTTATTATTCATATATTTTCAGCTATTGTAAATTTAATAATAGACATTTTTAATCTTATTAGTAGGATATTAAAAGCTATATTATCATTATTTGGTTTTGATGTCAATAAAGTTTTGGATGCAACAAGGTTTAAAATAAAGACAATAAAACTGCCAATATTATCATATCCATCATGTACATCTTGTGAATGTGATTCTGTTACAATTATTGATGAACCAGATTCACTATTAGATAGTGGGTTTTTAACACCATTAAGTAATCCAAATAATTATTATAAAAAATATTTGGATTCATTATTGCTATTAGATGGGGGTTTAAATAAGTTTTATAATAATTATTTGGGTTTTAATATATTTGACAGAATATATGATTCACAATCAAGTGAGGGAAAGGAAGATAGGAAATATTTTGCACAAGCAGTTAGTCAATCATTTGGTGGTAAGTTAACAATATTTGATAATATAAATGATTATAAAGAAACTATATCAGAAAAATTTGAGTTTGAAAATGGAAACAAATTCTTTACATACCAATTAACTTTAAATATACCTGAAAGAATTAACTTATTTAATACTAGGGGGCAATATTTCACTAATGCAAATAGAATAAGGGTTACATTTGCAAAGAATGAAAATCTTGGAAAATATCATTATGACAATACTTTAACTGTGTTAACTCCAAAATTCTATGAGAGTGGGACATTGTTAAGTTTTATTGATCCCAAGTTAACAAAAGATGATAATAATACAAAAGTTTTAAATGGTAAGAAAGGTATATCTGGGACAACAATTGGTGGAAGTAATTTCAATATTGTAATAAATTATGTAGATTGGGATAACTCGGAAAAATCTGTAAATTACACAATACCAAAGTCAGTTAATTTGGTTACAAACCAAATATATCCAATGGACATTGAATACTACCAGGTTATTACAGCTGTAACATATACACAGTTTATAAAATTATCAAATTCAAGTAGTTTTGATAGATCATTTCCAACAATATTAAAAAGCTCAGGGGATACAAGATATAGTAAAGATAATAATTTAAACATTGAAAAATATACAGATAAGAAGACTTTGGATTATTATGAAAATATTGAGGAACAATATGTTTTGATTATGCAAAGGGGTGTTGATCCATATTCCCCCCTATTTACAAATGAGTATAGTCTTGGTAGAATATTTGGATTTCAAGATGAGTTGGCCATAAAGATACAGACACAAACTAGATTAAATATTCCAATACAAAAAATAACCAATGGGCAAACAATACAAAACCATAATAACCAGAGTGAAATATTTTACCCATCTTATTTTTTTACACCAGGAACTGAATTTAATTCAGTAACCTTCCAAAATGGCGGTTATTATTCTGGATTTGATATTAGCTACATAAATAATAATAGAGCTTCAAATCCTATACTAAGTGAGTTAAATGTGAGTACAAGCAGCATAACCCCAAAATCTAGTAATATATTTGTTCAAAATGATTCTTATTTGCCATTTGATGATTTGGCTGGGGGTAGTTTTTTCTTTAATAATAAATCAAATAATGATGTTAGAAATAAAATGGATTATGTCTCACCATCTCTATATGGTAAATTCCATGTTACACCTTATGTTAGATTAACAGATAAGTTTAAAAATGTAATGAGGACTGATAGATTGCCATCATCAGACCAGTTGGATAGACCTGATGGTAATTGGAATTTTAATGTCCCTTT